CGGGGCTTCAATCGGACGCGCAGGCTGCAACATCTTCGCAGTCTTCTGAGACACGTTCGCCTTGGCCTTAGACGCCTTTTTCTTGGTCGTCTTCTTCTCGTTTTGGGCGAGAAGAGCCCGCAACTTCTTCACACGAGTTTTACTTTTCGTCATCCTGTAACAACTCTCTCCTAATACCAAATCCTCCAAAGCGTCAAAACTTATTCTGCGAACAGTCAATGTGCTAGGGAAGCTATATGCCTACCAACCCTTGGTGAAGATTGGCTCGGCCTGTTTCACTCCTCGTCTACTCGCACAGCGTCCTTGGATGGAGGATATCCAAGTACTATGGGGACACTGTGTAGGGATGCGAGCAATTTCTTGAACTCTTCCTCGTTCTCTTTGCCAAGACCATACCGTTCTTGACACAAGTAATAGTTCAACGGGCTGGGCCCGTAACGACGATCATTACGGAAGGCTGCCCACTCCACGCGACCAACGGGACGCATTCGCTTCTCTTTGCAGAGCTCATACGTCCTATCGGCGAAAGGCGCTAGGAAAGGTACGTGGCCGGAATCGACACGGATGGCTTGCGCAGAAGCTGCTGCGTTCGCCGCGCCAGGCAAAGTCGTGGCCATACCCATACGCGAAATACCTCGGAAAGGTTTGGATCCGAGAATGGTCTGCGTTTTCCCGGTGGTCTCATCGACTCCAAACCAGAATAACTTAGAACAAAATTCCCATTTCCACCTATCTTTGGTCACGCGACCTTCAGGTTTCAGCCCCAGATCGGTTTGATGTTTCATGATGCCGTCGACCAAACCTTGGTCGCACGTACGCAGCATCAAGAAACCATCGTCGCCACATGCCAGGAGAAGGTAAGGGACGTCCGGGGGTAGGGCGCTCAGAATACTCGCGACGAGGCAAACCGTATCAGTCAGGTTGGTATCCATCCTTCCCGACGTCATCTGAAAGTCCTCAACCTCGATCATCCAGGCTGTTACCCCAGTGTCGAAATTGACCACGACTTCAAAAGGTCCTCTCGCCGTAAACTTCTTCTTTCGCCAGCCCTCCAGGGCCATCCTCGCCTTAACTTCATCGTCGAATTGGTACTTACGTACAGGCTTGTAGACTACTCCATTAGGTGTCCGCCCGCGTGATCGGATACGAGTAAACCACGTCTGCAACCATTTCGGCATACCAACGGTATAATACCAATCAAGTGCCGGTTGTTGTAACTCAATACCCAGGGTCGAATCGTAGCATCCTTCGTCCACACTCCAGGCGA